GCTGGTTACTTTAGACTGTCTACTTTTTAGAGAGCATAAGGTTAACAAGGTGCTCGGCATATCGGTTCCTTATATAGAGACCACGTACAATCGGCAAGCGCTATCTCATTTCTGGAGATTCAGAGATAACTATGAGTACGTGCTAGAGTTGGTTGGCTTTGAGATGCCTCAGAGCAGCATGGATAGGGTGCTAGAGGATTTAGATAATCTTGGCACCAACCCATTTAACTACGCTAAGGCGTACAACGTAGTGGCAGATCTTGTAGCTGAACTGCCCTATCGTCCAGAAGTAAAGCACGTTATTGATATCCCGGATCGTGGGCTACGATACGGTCATTGGTATTTAGAACAGGGGGCAACATATGGCGGCAAATAACGAAGAGCGTTTGCTATCCAAGGCTATACGAGATAGAAATATAAAGCCTTTAATTGAGTGCGGCGTTCAAGAGGATTGGTTCTTTAACGACCTCAACCGTCAGGTGTGGAAGTTTATTGTCAAGCACAATGAGAAGTACGGCGAGGTTCCTACTGCCGTAACTTTCAAGGACAACTTCCCTACCTATACTCTGCATGCGGTAGAAGACAATATCGACTACCTTCTAGACCAGCTCATTGAATACCGAAAGCGTCAGAAGACTATTGATGCACTTCTAGATGCTCAGCAGGCTGTGGCTCAGCAAGACCACAATGCCGCTCTACAGACCATGGTTCAGGCAGCTCAAGTCTTGATGAACGACGGAGTTCGTGAGTCTCTCGACGAGAACCTCAGCGACGATCCTATACAGCGTTACGATGAGTACATGTCTATCAAGACACGTCCTAACGGCTTGCTTGGTTTGTCTACTGGCTTTAACACCATTGACAAGATTACTTCAGGAGTTATGAAGCAACAGCTGTGGACAATCGCGGCACCTCCTAAGACTGGTAAGTCAGTGCTTGCAATGCAGATGGCTATCAAAGCTCAGGATGAGAATCAGCGTGTCATGTTCCAGTCTTTTGAAATGACTGCTCGTGAGATGAAGACTCGTTACGATGCAATGCGTTCACACATCTCACACCAGCGTTTAATCATGGGAGCTCTTAAATCCGATGAAGAAAAGCGTTATCTCGATCACCTAGGTATTGCTCGTGATGATTTCTGGATGCCGGACACGGTAGCCTCTAGAACTATCACAGGTCTTTGTGCAAAGGTAGAGAAGTACGAGCCGGACATTTTGTTCGTTGACGGTATGTATCTTATGTTTGATGAGGAAACCGGCGAAACAGAATCAGAGCGTTCTCTTCGCAGTCTTACTCGTTCTATGAAGCGTGTGGCACAGCGCTACAACATTCCTGTTGTGGTTAGCACCCAGACTCTTCGCTCTAAGATGCGTGGCGGAAAGGTAACGGCAGATTCTATCGGCTACACCTCATCGTTCTTGCAGGACTCAGACATTGTTCTAGTTCTACAACGTCAGGATGAAGATGATGATTCATCTCGTTCTCTAACAGTGGCAGCAAGTCGTATTTCAGGTATGGGATCCACAGATCTACTGTGGGATTGGGAGGAGGGTCGTTTTGAAGAGTACGCAGCCTTTTCAAATATCCAGTCCATTTGATGGGACTCAACTATGTGTAACCTACAGCACTGACATCTTTTATCCTGATACCTATGAGGATGCGGATGTTGCTCAGGCTAAAAGCATCTGCAACGATTGCTGGATGAAAGATAAGTGTTTATCTTTTGCTCTGTCTAATCGTGAGTCTGAGGGCGTATGGGGCGGGACTACTCCTCGTGAGCGTCGCCGTATCCTTAGAAGGAAAAAGAAGTGATTGATCTTCGGGGTGAACCTACCCATGTCTGCATATGCGGCTCCATGCTTTGGAATGTGCAGGCAATGTTTGAAGATTACGAAATCTCTATGTATATGTTAGATATGGAGTGTGCGCTCTGTGGCTCTAAGGCCACAGCGCCCACGCTTCCTGACAAGCCAGGTTGGGTACGTGATGAGTAAGCGTGGGGACAAAAAAGAATACTGTAGCGATTGCGGTAACTGGGCTACAGATTGCGAGACTGTTATAGTTTACGGTGCTCCTGAAAAGGTGTGCGGAAAATGTAGGAGGAAATAATGTACAGTGAAGGCTCAGTAGAGGGCGTCCTACTAACTCTTGGCATTGAGACTAACCAACGTGGCGATGAGCTTCTTGGTCTATGCCCAATGCACCTAGAGCGCACAGGCAAGGAAGATAGCAACCCATCATGGTCCATGAATGCAGAGACCGGAGTTCACCATTGCTTCTCCTGTGGCTATAAAGGAACTCTGCTTACCTTGGTTGCTGAGATCAAGGAGTTCACAACCCAGTGGGGCAATACAGACTTTGATGCTGCCAAGGATTGGCTACGCAACAATATCGAGGTTAACTTTGAGTATCTAGCTAGGCAGCTGGAAGAGGCTAGGAACTCTTATGTTCCTATCCCAGTCCCAGTATCCATGAGTGAGGCCAGACTTTCGATTTTCGAAAGTACCCCACCTGATTGGGCATTGTCTGCTAGGGGTCTTACTGAAGAGGGCTGCGTCCTTTACGGCGTTAAGTGGAATCCAGCAACAAATTCTTGGATCACACCTATCCGTAATCCTAAGAGCTTTAGTCTTATGGGTTGGCAGGAGAAGAGTCAGACTCAAAGGTTGTTCCGTAATCGTCCTACCGGTGTAGCTAAGTCTAAGACTTTGTTTGGCATTGAGCGGTTCAAGGGAGGAACTATGATTGTAGTTGAGTCTCCTTTAGACGCTGTACGTCTAGCATCATTGGGAATTCAAGGAGGCGTTTCAACCTTTGGTGCGTCTGTAAGCAACGAGCAGATCCAGTTGATGAAGTCAGCAGATAAACTGATCCTTGCTATGGATAACGATGTCGCGGGTAAGAAAGCGTCGTTAGATCTTCTTACACGTACACGCAAAGAAGGCATGGAGTGCTGGTTCTTAAACTATAAAGATACAGAGTTTAAAGATCTTGGTGACATGCCAGAAGATTTGGTACACTATTGTATAGAGGGTTCAAAACATTCGGTGTTCGGGGAGGCGGCATTTTTATGACACACGATGCGTTGTTATTCAAACTCCGCGAGGCGGATGATTGGTACCACGATCAAGAGATTGTTGCAGAACTGTACGTTTATCTTAAAGCCATCCGCGCAGTAGTGGAATTGCACAAGCCACATCTATTTGGTGTTGGAGAGGTTATTTGTTCGGGCTGCTCAATTGGGGCGGAATGGGCAGTTTCTTATCCCTGCGACACCATTCAGACTATTGAGAAGGGGTTAAAATGATTATAGGACTATCAGGATATGCACAATCAGGTAAAGATACAGTAGCTAAGTATCTTGTAGAGCAACGTGGCTTTAAACGTGTAGCTTTTGCCGACCCTATTAGGGATTTGCTTTATGAGCTGAACCCTATTATCAGCACAGTGGCCAGTGAACCTATGTACCTTCGTGGTCGTGTAGACCGTGATGGATGGGATGAGGCTAAGAAAAGCCCAGAGGTTCGTAGGCTGCTTCAAGTGCTTGGCGTAGGAGCTAGAACTGTTATTGACACCGAAATTTGGGTAGCCAAAGCTCTTAGAACCATGTCAGATGAAGGCAACTACGTTATTACAGATGTCCGTTTTCAAAATGAAGCTACCACACTTAGACTAGCTGGGGCAGAAATCTGGCGTGTAGAGCGTGCCGGTGTAGATGCTGTCAACTCCCACGTATCAGAGCATGACTTAGATAACTGGGAGTTCGATGCCTATATCCATAACAACTCTACTATTGAAGACCTAGAGTTTTCAGTTAAGACTAGATTGTTGGCCCGTCTTTAATGTTTACTGGAACACTTTTACCGTATCAGGTTGAGGCCGTAGAGGCCATGGTAGACCGCAAGAAGATGCTTGTGGCCTACGACCTTGGCCTGGGTAAAACTGTTCTTACTATTGCTGCAATTGAGCAGCTAAAAGACTTTGAAGAAATCCAGGAACCTGGTATTGTAATCTGCCTATCCTCGTTGAAGTATCAATGGGCCGAACAGATTAGGAAGTTTACCGGTGGTGATGCAAACCCTTTGGTCATTGATGGAACCAAAGCTCAAAGAGAGCAACAGTATCAAGAAGCCCTTGACTGGGGTACTTCCCTCGTTGACTATGTCATTATCAACTATGAACAAGTTGTTAACGACTGGGAATGGGTATCCAAACTCGCAAGAGGGTTTATCGTCTGCGACGAAGCTACCGCAATAAAATCATTTAGATCTAAAAGGTCTAAGCACGTCAAGGATTTAAGAAGCCCAGTTAAGTTTGCGCTTACCGGTACGCCTATTGAGAATGGCAAGCCTGAAGAACTTTATAGCATCATGCAGTTTGTAGACTCTACAGTGCTGGGTCGCTTTGACCTATTTGATAAGACCTTTATTGTTCGCAACCACTTTGGTGGGGTAGAGCGTTACCGTAACCTGCCTACCCTAAACACAACCATGTCTAAGGCCAGCGTACGTAAACGCCAACAGGATCCAGACGTAGCTCCTTACCTACCTACAACTATCTTTGCTGAACCTATCCGTGTCCCATTTGATAGGGCAGGAGTCAAGCTTTATAACCATGTGGCAGGAGAGATCCTAACTGACCTAGAGGACGCGATAGATAGCTATGGCACCTCCTTTGACCTATTCTCGCACTATTCCGGGGATAAACAGAACGAAGCTGCCAACGCTGTTAAAGGCAAGATCATGTCTAAACTAACAGCATTAAGAATGCTGTGTGACAGCCCAGAGCTATTTGATACCTCAAACTCTGGATACATAGATGCACTAAGGGAAGCAGGCAGATTGGACAAAGTGTCTAAGTCACCAAAGCTAGCCGCCCTTAAACAGTATGTGGATGACTTCCTAGACCAGAATGATCAGAACAAGGTAGTTATATTTACTAGCTACGTACAGATGGTTGCCTTGATTAGAAAACAATTACAGCACGCTTCGGCGGGATATACAGGAGAGATGGATGCAAAGACTAAAGAGACTGCTAAGGTCTGGTTTCAAACTGATCCAGGTTGTCGTATTCTTGTGTCTAGTGATGCCGGTGGCTACGGGGTGGATCTTCCTCAGGCTAATCTACTCATTAACTATGACCTCCCGTGGAATGCGGGCCTCGCTCTACAACGCAATGGTCGCATTCGCAGAGCTAGTAGCACTTGGCCTTCCATCGTAATTCAAGACTTCTTGATGGAGGGGTCTATTGAAGAGCGTCAACATGACATGCTTCTTCAAAAGAACTCAGTAGCTGATGCCATTATGGACGGAGAAGGCATAGATGATGCTGGAGGTATAGAGTTAAACTTAGGTAGTCTTAAGGCCTTTTTACAACAAAGTATGGTCTAAACTTATCTCACTATGCCAAACGCACCTAAGACCCCAACCCGCACCGTCCGGGTATCAGATGAGCTCTGGACCGCTGTCAAAGACAAGGCTCAGATAGATGGCCGTACAGTTACGGATGTCATTATTGCTGCCCTAAAGGAATACATAAAGGGCGTGTTGCCGGAGTAAGAAATCTGTGGTAATATATTTAATAGGGGGGTAAATAATATGCCAAAAGTTATTCACAGAGATTTGCCTACAGAGGGCAATCCAGTAGTTAGTAAAGTCCGCAAGTATGTTCAACTCAGAGGTCGTATCGAAGACCTTACCAAAGAGCAATCCTCACTTAAGGCAGAGCTTTCTGACCTTGTAGACAAAGAGGGTACTCCTGACGACAAGGGCCATATCTGGTATTCACTTCCAGAAGAAGTAGATGGCTTCCAGTCCTTACAGCGCCAACGCCGTGTCACCCAAAAGCTTGATGAGGATAAGGCTCGCGCCATCCTAAAGCAAAAAGGTCTGACAGACCGTTGCTATAAGCTTGTACCTGTTCTAGACGAGTCAGAGGTTATGGCTTGCCTATATGAAGACCTTCTCACAGAAGAGGAGATCGACTCAATGTTCCCTAAATCCGTTTCCTACGCGTTCATTCCTAGCAAGTCATGAGTGACCAGGATCCAGTAGACCGCTTAATCGCAGAACTAGACGAGTACTACCCTGGTTCTAAGAAGAAGCGCCGTCCCCTGAATCCTCAGGCTAAGAAACCTAAAGTAAAAGAAGAAGGTTCCTGGGATTCAAAACCTCAGGTAAAGACTTTACCCAACGGTAAAGTGGTAGAATTATTTAGTGCAGGAGATTTCTCAAATGCACTAGGTAGACCTCTAGTGACTATCCGTCTCTGGGAGCGCAAGGGATATATTCCCCGAGCACCTTACAGATTGAAGTCGCCAGTTGTAGATGGTGTAAAGAAGCCAGGTTGGCGAATGTACTCCAGAGCAATTGTTGAGGCTACAGTGGCTGCTTTCGAAGTCCGCGGACTTATGGATGCACCACGAATTGATTGGAATAAGTACTCAAGTTTATCTATAGAACTTATGGAGACTTGGAAACGTATTCACGATCAAGAAGTTAACTGACCTATCGACCTACAGACCAAAGGAAAATCCTAATGACCACATCATCACTACGTGCAAAGTCTTCCGTTCCAAACGTAGACTCTTACACAGTTCCAACTACTACATCTGAAGATGTAGATCTCTTCATTGAAGAGGATGAAGACTTTTCATCTAACAACTCTTCAATTATCCAAACCGGTTGGGCTTCTGTCAAGGAAGCTTCTGTAAAGAATAGCAAGTATGCTACCGACTTCAAGTTCGATGAGGATCTTCAACTCATCAAGTTCATTTCATCTGAGCCAATCTCATTTATGCAGCATTGGGTTAACCGTACAGGTAAGAAGTCTTTTATCAGCATCGGTGAAGATGATCCACTAATTGCAGTAGGCAGCGTTCCATCTCGTAAGTTTGCTTTTACTGTCCTCAATCTTTCTGACCCTGAGGGCCCACAGCTTGAACTTATGACTGTTGGTATTCGTCTTTGCAAGCAGATCGAGAAGCTTGCTTCTGATCCTAAGACTGGGCCGCTTAACCGCTCAGACATTTACTACGCTGTTAGTAAGTCAGGTACTGGTACCAAGACTACTCACACAATCGTTCCTGTAAAGGAGCGCGATCTCGCTGATGATTGGGATATCGATCCAGTCGCTACGGCTGATTACGTCAAGACTCTTAAGCCTTATACCTCTGATGCCATTTATATGTCGTCAAGGCAGGAGCTTTCTGATGTAGCACGTGAAATTGCCGCTAGCAACTAGTATGTCCCACTAATGTTGGGGAGCCGGGTTTTACCTCCTTTCTACCGGCTCCCTAACCTACTTTCAGGAGAGCGATGAATATTATTACCACAGACGAGCAACTGTCCGAGCTCGTTGAGTACTACCTATTACAAGATGCTTTTGTATTTGACGTTGAAACTATGGGCGATCACCGTGGAGACCCACGACAGAACCAAGTAGTGTGGATTGCCTTGGCTACTAATGGTCGCGTAGATGTTATCCCTATGGGGCACCCTAACGGTGAATACCTACGCACTGAGTACCCTCTGCTTCCTTCTGCCCAAGACCGTATCATCAAGGGTTTACCCCTACGTCCTAGCGATTACAGCAAGGATGAGCGCAAGGCTACTAAGATTTTTGGTGAAGCCCCTGACCAGCTTATGGTGGGAGAAGTATTTAAGGCTCTAAAGCCTTTGTTCTTTAGTGACCTATTGAAGATCGGTCACAATCTTAAGTTTGATATCCAAAGCGTTTCAAAGTATATCGGTGGCCTACCTTCTAAGCCTTACGCCTGTACTCTTAACGCTGCTTTTATCCTAGATACTCGCAATAGCCGTCACCTAGGTTTAGATGACTGCTTGAAGCGCGAGTTTGATTACAACATGGTCAAGGGCGTCGGTGCTGAGATTGAGGCCCACACCTTTGATGACGTTGCTACCTACGCCGGACTTGACGCAGAGTGGACGTGGAAGCTTTGGAATAAGTACTCTCCTAAGCTTGACGAAGATAACGTGCGTGGAGTGTTTAGCCTAGAGATGGACGTGCTCTATGTAATTTCTAAGATGGAACTGCATGGTGCGGACATTGATGTAGAGGCTTTAAAGATTCTTAAGGTAGACCTAGAGTCTCAGTTAGAAACCACTAAGGCTGACATCTATCGTTTAGCTGGCAAGGCTTTTAACATTAACAGTGTTCCTGAGAAACAAAAACTACTCTTCTCTGCGAAGAAGGACGGTGGTCGCGGACTTCGACCTCGCGTTCTTACCCCGAAGGGCGTCACTAATAGCGAAAACGGTATCGCTCCCGTTATATCAGACTACTCGGTGTCTGAGCCTGCGCTAAAAGCATTCCAGGGCAAGGATGCTTTAGTTGACGCCCTTCTCAACTATTCCGACTTAAACAAGTTGCTTACTACATATGTAATCCCATACTTAGGTGGAGACATTACACGCACTACTGGTGGCAAAGCAAAGACTGTAGCTAAGAAATCTCTGCTACTCAAGGGCCGGATTCACACAGACTTTATCCAGTATGGTGCAGATACCGGTCGCTTCTCAAGTCGCAACCCTAACTTACAGAATGTGCCTAACCCACGCACAGCTAACGGAAAAGCTATCCGTAATCTGTTTGTAGCTCCAGAGGGTCACCAGCTAGTAGTGGCTGACTATTCTCAGATCGAGCCTAGAATCCTCTCATCATTCAGTAATGATAGGGTTTTATGTCAGAACTATGTTGACGGCGTAGATATCTATACAACCATTGGCGACACAGTTGGAATCACCCGCAGTGGTGCAAAGACTTTGGTGCTAGGTATGATGTACGGTATTGGTCCTGAGAAGATCGCTACCTCTATTGGGGTCACTGGACGTGAAGCCAGAGACTTACTAGATAGCTTTGGACGCAAGTTTCCTGCTATCTCTCAGTATAAGAGGCGTGTGGTAGCTGAGACCCGTAGGCGTGGTCCTGTTCCGTACGCCCTTACCTACATGAACCGACGTCGTTATCTACCCGACATGCTTTCCAGGGAAATGGGTAAGCGTGCTAGCGCAGAACGACAGGCGTTTAACACGGTTATCCAAGGTTCCGCAGCCGACCTAATCAAGTTGGCTATGGTACGGGCAGAAGGTTTACTACCTGATAAGGCTGCCATGATCCTGACTATCCACGATGAACTAGTCACGGTTGCTCCAAAAGAGATCATCGAAGAAACAGCAGCCGCTATTCGTGAGGCTATGGAAGGCATCAAAGCCTTGTCTATCCCTATGCTAGCAGATGTTAAAATTGTAGATAAATGGGGAGAGGCTAAGGACTAATGTTTAGACGTAAGAAGAAAAGAAGGATTGAGGTAAAGCACATACCTCTGCCTATCCTCATCAGGCAAGCCATCTATGACTCTATGCTTGAACCATCAGAGGGTATTGCAGAGGCTATGGGATTGCCTCCTATCTCTGATGAGGTAGCTGAGATGGAAGTTGCTGCAAGTCAAAATCGTCTAGAACGATTTGCAAGGCTTCTTCCCTTTATAGATTCGCATGCAGACATGTGTTCTCGAATCTGCACAGCGGCCTATCTTTTAGAAGATGATGGGGAACAATTAGATTCCCTAGGAGATCTTGATATAGAGAGCATGACCAGCCTGTTCAGGGTTGTAGCTATCTCTTCAACCATCTCCTGCATATCAACATTATTTAATCTCGAGTTAATAGAATCAAAGGTGGAATCACATGGCGAATAGCGATTGGTGGTCTAAGAAGATGGGTGCTCCAGCAGCACCTCGTCAAGCCACTCCTCCAACAGGACCTTCTCAACCGGTAATCTACACTCCTCCGGCACAGCAGCCAAACGTTCAGGTTAACTATGATCCTAATGCAGATCAGTTAACAACCAAAGCTCAGAGTGCTAAGCGTGCCGAGTATTGCCCTAACTGTTCTTCCGGCAATTACTTTGCCCCTCTAGGTACTCAGCGTATGCGATGCTACGACTGTGGCTACCCAGTAATGCAGTCTGGTTCCGGTGCCGGTCTTCCTAGTGGAAGCGGAGGAGCTACAGCTACTCCAGCTAAGCAAGTAGGACAAAGTGGCGGGTTTAATCCAAACATTATCGTAGATAGGATCGGTTAATGACAATGACAATCAATTCAGACGCACTCAAGGTTGTAGCCCTGCTTAACAAGAAGCTTGGTCCTAACACCGTAGTTGCCGCTAGCGATGTGGTTCTCAACCCACGTATTACCTCAGGCTCCTTAACCTTAGACGTAGTGCTTGGCGGAGGCTGGGCTATGAACCGTTGGGTAGAGCTTATTGGTGAGGCTTCTCATGGTAAAACAGCTATTGCCTTGCGCACTATCGCAGCTAATCAGAAGATTAACCCAAACTTCACAGCTGTATGGATTGCAGCAGAAGACTTTGACTCTAAGTATGCAGAGCTTTGTGGCGTGGATACTGAACGGGTCATCCTTGTAGAAACTAACAATATGGAGGACGCCTATGAAGCGGTCATTAAGTTCATGGAAAGTAAGTCCGTGGATATGGTTGTTATTGATTCTCTTCCTGCCCTGGTTCCTGGAGCGGAAGACGAGAAAGAAATGGATGAGTTCACGGTAGGACGCGGTGCTCTAATCACCAATAAGTTCTTCCGTAAGGTTGCCTCAGCAACTAAAAGAGATTTGATTGAGTCAGAACGCCCAGTCTTGGGCATGATGATCAACCAATACCGTATGAAGATCGGCGTCATGCATGGCGATCCTCGTACAACCCCAGGGGGTCTTGGCAAAGACTATGCCTACAGTATCCGTTGCGAAGTAAAGCGTGACGAATGGCTCGAGGTAGGCACCGGACAAGAGAAGCGTCGTGTGGGGCAGACGATTCGCGTCCGTACTATTAAAAACAAGACCTACCCTCCACAGCAGACAGCCTACCTCGACTTCTACTTCTCCGATGGTGGACCTATTGATGCGGGTAATTACGACTCTGGAAAAGAGATCGTAGCCCTCTCAATCCTCAACGGCATCGTAGAACGTCGTGGTGGCTGGATGTACTATAATGATCGTAAGTGGCAAGGCTCTCAGGCTCTCATTGACTCTATCCGTGAAGAGATTGACTTAAAGGAAGAACTAACCGCAGCGGTTATGGATACCTTGAAGTCTTCTCCAGTACTGATGATGAGTTCTGATGAAGAGTGAGGGTCAGAAGCAGTCTCTAAAGCATGAAAAGCGTTTAGAGAAAGTAGCAGGCGGCAAGCGCAACGCCGCATCTGGTGCTTTTTGGTCTCGTAAGGGGGACGTCAGAACAGACGACCTCCTTATCGAGCACAAGTGGACCGGTAAGAAGTCGGTAACAATCAAGTCAGAAGTACTTGAGAAGATTACCAAAGAAGCAATTTTGGATAGCAGAATGCCTGTACTGGGTCTGCATCTCGATGGTGAAAACTACGTGGTACTACTGGAGGAGGATTTTTTTGAACTGCGTAACGCAG